AGGATCGTGCCCTAATGCGTCGTTTCCAACGCATCACCGTTGACGAGCCTACACAAGAAGTAGCAGTAAGTATTTTACAAGGTATTAAAAAATACTACGAAGGTTTCCATAGCGTTAAAATTCGTAGCGATGCTATCCAAGCGGCTGTTAAATTATCAGTCAAGTATCAAACAGATAAGAAACTACCAGATAAAGCTATTGACCTTATTGACCTAGCATGTAGTCGTTTCAATTTAAAATTAGCAGACGAACGTGTTATCACTGAACGTGAAATTCAATATGAGTTAGCTAAAATAGTTCAAATGCCTGAAGAAAAGATTATGGAAACAGAATCTAGCAATCTTGCTACTCTGCAGGAAAATCTTGAACAGGTAGTATATGGTCAGGATCTAGCTTTGCAAGAAGTAGTTGACAAAATTGTTGTTGCTCAAGCAGGACTTAAGAGTGAAAATAAACCTGTTGGATCATTTGTGTTTATGGGCCCAACTGGTACTGGTAAGACTGAAACTGCCAAAGCACTTGCTAAGAATCTAGGTGTCAAACTATTACGTTTCGATATGAGTGAGTATCAAGAAAAACACAGTATCAGTAAGTTGATTGGATCACCTCCAGGTTATGTTGGTTTTGAAGAAGATGCTGGTCAGCTAATCACTCAGATCCAAGAAGCACCTAATGCTGTATTGTTGCTAGACGAAGTTGAAAAGGCACATCCAGACGTTATGACTGTATTATTACAGTTGATGGACAACGGATTTATTACAGGATCAAATGGTAAACGTGCTGATTGTCGTAATTTAATTCTTATCCTTACTACTAATGCTGGTGCTCAATCAGCAGAAAAGAACGCAATTGGTTTTGGTAAACAAGATAAAGACTACAGCGATGCAGATTTGAAGAAGTTCTTAACTCCAGAGTTCCGCAATCGTTTGGACGGTGTTGTTACATTCAACAAACTCGGCAAAGAAACAATGGTCAAGATCGTTAATAAGTTTATCGACGAACTTAAAGAGCAAGTTAAAGACAAAGGCATTCGTATCAAAATCAACAAAGAAGCAGTTGAATGGTTGATTACTAAAGGATTTGATCCTAAGATGGGTGCTCGTCCATTGCAACGTGTTATTGACAAGGAAATTAAACGTGACCTTGCTCGTATGATGTTGTTTGGTGATCTAAAAAATGGTGGTTGGGCTACTATTACTATAGTAGATGATAAGATCTGCCTAGTTAGCAAGGCCAAAGAATCTAAAGTTCCATTGCTAACTACTGATTCAACTGTTGCCACTTTGGATGCTGAGATTGATGGAATTTAAAACAACCAAAAGACTCTTTAAGAGAATATATCAATACAAAGTAGTATTGGTATGTTCCGGTGCGACTTGGTTCAGAAGTGGTGATATGTCTGCTACTTTAGAAAATCTTAAAAAAGTTAATTTTGATAGCAAAAAGGTCCACAACTGGTATCAGCATCATGCCCATATTAAAACCCCTGAAGATTTAGACTATGCACTAAAGCTACAGAACGCTCTCAGCAAAATGTCAGGGATAGATATCCGTGTCGAATCGCCCTGGATTACCATTTATACTAATAATAAGAAAGATACAGAAATCTTAAGTAAAATTGACGAGTCGCATGTTAAGTATATCAGTATGCCAGTTGCTGGTAAAACACTACAGGAAAACACTGTAGTAATGCCTAAAATGAACTTTGATTTTAGAGTAACCCTAGGTAAAACTACATCTGAGAACTTAGGATTTGTAGAGTGGGCTGAGAAAAATGCCAAGGTAAAATTGACAAAAAGTTGCATTAGAGACCTAAATAAACCACGTAGCTGGGGTGGAACACACTTCTATATCACCGGTGATAACAATCTATTGCTGGCCAAGATGCATTTAGGCGATAGTATTGCTAAAATAGAACGCATAGTCAAGTAATAAGCCTAGACAGTTGATTACAAAAGCGATAAATACTCTAACCGCAGAGTTTTCTGCTGATTTAATAAAACGGGCTTAGAAATGCGTATACGTGAACTGATCGAAAATAAAAATTTTAATGATTTACAGTATGTTGAAAAAACAACAGAAGGTAATCAAATCAATTTTGATCTCCCAGAAGATGTGATACATTTTATGCACAACAACGATGAGGCATATCGCCGCCATCTATATCCAATTATTGCTCGTTGCAATCATTTACAAAAAAAGAATTTTAAAACAAAACCTAGCATTTTGAAACCAGCGGTTGACGAGTGCTACAAATCTTATCTTAAAGAATATCCGATTCGTGAATTACCAACTACATTAGATGAAGAAACACTAGATAAGATTTGCGAAAAACTGCATGAGGAAATTTATCAACATATTGCAGATGGAAAATACGGAGAGTAATCATGCTCTTGCGTGAGTTGTTTGTAAATCCTAAAAAGACAGTCGTAGAAGCCAATTTAACCATGTGGCCGGAAGCCGAGCCATTCGATCAAGCTATAGCCGACAAATTGGCTAATGAAGTAAACAGATATATTAATGGCCTAGGCAAACACATAGTTGTTTACAAGACCGGCAGTGCCGCAAATCCAACTCCTGGCAAATTCAGCAATGACTTAGATCTGATGGTTGACTTAGGTCATCTTATGAAAGTGTTTGGAACTAAAGATGGCAAGACTACTAGAATAGAACTTGAAAAATATCTACAAGGTCGGGGACTAGACACTAGAAAAGCAGGATCAGAAGTTCATTTTCTATTACCTTACAACGGTAAATTTTATCAAGGCGGCATAAAGGTTGTAGCCCATGCCGAACATGTTCATAAGATGCATGTTCATAGTATCCCGCAAGGAAGTCCATACAAAGGAGTACATAAACAGGTGTTCCTAAGTACGTTGGCTAGTAAGTTAGGTATGCTGTATAGTCCCGACGAAGGATTATATGCAAGAGATGCCATGGGCAAGAAGGCCCAATTCATTACTCACAATTTAGATGACATTGCTAAACGTCTATTAAATGCCAACGCCACTGCTAAAGATTTAGGTAGCTTAGAAAGTATTATGGCAGCTATACCTAATCAAGAACTTAAAAACGAAATCCTACAAAGATCCAGCGAAGGACCTAGTTGGAAAAATACTCCACCGCAGCCTATTAATGAAGCGGCTGCGCCCGCGGTAGGCCGTAAATATCAACACATCGAAGACCTTGTGTTTACAAATGGCAGTACTGGCGGACTACATGCAGTAGAGCGTCTACGTCATATGACCGGTGCAGGTGGTAAAAAGATAGAATTAAAATGGGATGGTAGTCCTGTAGTCTATTGGGGACGTGATGAACAAGGCCGATTCCACATGTTTCCAAAAAATGCGTGGGACTACATGAAACGTAACACTACACATACTAAATCTGGCATAACAACTATGATGAATGATCCAGACGATGTTATGAATTTTATTTTAGGTACAGGAAAGACACAGGCCGGGCAAGAAGCACAACGTCAAGCATTTGCTCAAGGGATGGCCAGTTTGTGGCCGTTGTTTGAATCAATAAGTCCCGAGAAAGGTTATATCGAAGGTGGGGTTTTATTCTATCCAGGTAAACCACCAAAACTAAATCCCACAACAGGCGAGTATGATTTTACTCCAAACATCACTACATTCCATATTCCCAGTAGCAGTGATTTAGGTAAACGTATTACCAAGGCTGTATCTAATCCAGATGGTCAATATCTCATGGTTGCTGCTACAGGATATTACACGCATATCGGTAGCGAAGAACAGCGTTATCCCAATGCAGAAAATTTATCTACTAAAAATGTCATAGTGCAAGGAACAACCTATGTCGAAAATCCTCCACAGATAGATGACGCAGGATTAGCTCATACTGAGCAATATATTAAAGACAATAAATCAGTAATTGATAGTTTCATAGCAGGACAGCCTGGATTAAGTAAACCTGGAGATGTATTATACAGTTTCTTTAATCAAAATTTACGTGTAGAAGGCGTAAAAGAAAAATTCGTTGATTGGGCGAATGATAAACTATCGTCTGGTCAAGCACAAAAAATATTAAATCATCCCGGGTTAAATGTTATACTCCACGCTGTAGAAATGTTAACTAGTCAAAAGATGAAAATTATTAATTCATTAAGTGCCGGAACACACAGTGGCATTCGTCAAACCAAACCCGAAGGATACGTGCAAGCTCACCCAGGTGGTCAATTTAAGAACGATTTACCCGGACAGTTTGTTAAAACTATCGATCAGGCCAACTGGGCCCCAAGGAAAGATAATGAACCTGCGTGAACTACTTAATCGTACAGGTGAACACAAATCAGCCGTAGTAGGTTGGGGACGTGGTATGGGCCATAAGGGTCATATGTATCTGGCCAGCAGTGTTATTACACAGGCTAGAGAAACTGGTGCCGATCCTTACTTTGTATTAAGTCGTTCAGTTGGAAAAGATGATCCTTTACAACCAGAAGAAAAACTAGCAATTTATAAAAAAGTATTTCCACATCACGGACAAATATTTCATGTGGCTACAGAAGAAATGCCTGATTTAACTCGTGTACTACGTAAGTTAAATGAAATGGGATACACTGCTTGTACTGTTGTTGTAGGTGCCGATCAAGTCAACGCTTTAAGTTATGTTAAAAATTATAACGGCGTCGCCGATAAGGCTGGAAATATTCCATTTAATTTTACAGATGGGTTACAGGTTATCAGTCGTCAAGAAACTAACGATCCTAGTAGAGAAGAAGAAGGCCCACGTGCTACACCAATGCGTGATATACTGTTAGATCCTAATGCTACAGAAGAAAAAAAATTCCAAGCATGGCGTGATTCTATGAGTCCAGAATTAAGTGATGACGAAGTACGCGATCTAATGCACAAAGCCGAACAACGTCTGAGAGATTTTGCTAAACCTAAGGCTAAAAAAACTAAAAATACCAAAGTCACAGAAACGGTAAATATAAAGCAAGCCAATCAAAGGGTTAGAGAAATGAGAGCACAAGAATTTATGCGTAAAAATCTAGCAGAAGGGGATGTTCCCTTTGCTGGTAAAGGCGCTGAAGAATTACACCATGTACATGTACAAGCACTTAAAAATGCTATGAGTATCCCTAACATTAGCATGAACAAGGCTAATGGTAGTCCGTATATGCAGTATAGATTTGGTATGGCCATGGCCAATCCCGATATGCCACGTGCAGGTGCAATGAGTGGAGATCCGCTTATTACAGCGTATACCGATGCAGAACTACAAAAAGTAAAAGATGCGGCTAAATCTATCGGTGCTGGCGCTATTACACATTTAAGCGATGGAGTAAGCAACGAAGCAGACGGCGGTAATACTACA